TCATATCGGGTCGAACCCATGGAGAAGACGCAGGGCGGTGAATGCTACGGCATCCATGCGGCCCGCCTCGCGATCCTCATCCCGGTAGCGCTGCATCAAATCGTGGCTGATCTGGGCGGCGCGTTTGCCGGTCGGCTTATCGCCGCGTGTGCCGTCGCGCGTCTGACGGGCCGCCATGGCATAGGTGGTCAGCACCCGGCCTCGAACGGTCGCCCGATTGTTCCAAGCCGTGCGATGCTCTGTCGAGCAAACCAGCTGGCGTTGATCCTTAGGGACAAAGCTGGCCTTGCACTCGGGACACGGGCGCGGCGGATACGCCACGCGCTGGCGAATCGTTTTACGGTGGCCGTGTAACACGTCCATCACGCCGCCTCCCGATCCGTTCGGGCGAGGTACAAAACATGGTCGGCCGCGATCCAGATATGGGGAAGCGAGCCGGGCGCAACGGGTTCGAATTGCCACGCTAACGCGGCCGCGCACTCGATCATTGTCCGATCGCGGCCGACTGCGGCAGTCGCCTTGGCCACCCCGCGCAAATCAACTTGAATTTCGGGCAGGCTGGCACCGTAAAGGTGCGGCCATTCGGAAGGCTTTTCCAGTTCAGACAGCGTTTCAACGTCACGCCAGATTGCGACAACGGCGGCCATGACCCGTTCCCGCTGTCGCGCCTCATCGGGCTTCATCACCCCCTTGGTGATGGCGGCCGGGTCTTTGGCGCGCCGATCAGCAAGGAACTGTTCCGACGCTTGGGCTAAATGCGACCATTGATCCCGCAATCGGGGATAGGCCGGGCGGGCATCGGACGCGAAGGTAACGCCGATCATTTTAAACGCCCCCATGGCGGGCATAAGGAACGGCAGTGATCAGGCCCCGCATAGGCGCGGGCGGCACTGTCACATCTGGCGGGAAAATCGCGGGTGAGCCGATGACGTGGATGCGCCTCCAGCCGATAGGCACCTGCCCATGATACTTGTGGCCTTCGGGATAAGGCAGCCCGTAGCTACCCCGATACCAATCGGCGCGGGCCGTCGTTTCCCAATACGGGCGACGGCATTTCCACGCCTTGCCCGGTGTGGTGCCGGTAGGAAGCGTCGTGCTGTATTCCAGCAAGGCGTTGAACTCTGACAGGGACAGGGCCACGGCGTCGTTGCAAAGCAACTTCATGCGAATTTCCTCGCGCTGACGCTGCGGCGGGCCTGCCAGCCGGAAATGACTCGGTTGGCCAGCGCATGGACCGCATCGGCGTTGCTATCTTCGGTGCAGTCGCTGCCGACGATTTCGCTAAGGGTGTCCGGCTGAGGCAGGGTGACGCGGACCAACCAGCAATCACGGCGGATCTCGGATTGCTCGGGGATTGGCTTGTTCAGCACCTCGCGCAGAGCATGGTCGGCCCATAGGTGGCTGTCGGGATCGCTGGACAGGTCGACGTAATCGCCACGGATAGCGGCTACGCAAAAACCGCCGATCATAAAATGGCGTTCGCGGTCGCGGCGTTCCTGCTCGATCCGCTTCGCATAGTCGCGTTCGGCCTGTTTCGCGAACTTGCGCCCGCGTACTTCACGGGCAGCTGTTGCGATCAAGCTGACCGCCTCCGCCAATCGCGGCGATACGTGCAAACCGAACTGGCGGGCATCGCGTAGCAGATTGGTGAAGTCGTCCGCTTCGGCAGTCGACACGGTGACGCGGATGGCGTTCGCCATAGGATTGGCCTTGGCCATTAGAACGGCACTCCGTCATCGGGAGAAAAGTTGGTGAGGAAGGCGCGTGCGTGGGCTGGGCCAGCGCGCCTCACCAATTCGTCCAGGCGGTCCACCATGTCCGCGCCGATCGGCCGCAAGCTGGTGATCAGGCACAGGGTGCGTTCAGCCATGTCCATGTCGGCCGCGCCGCATGTGTTTTCATGGCATTGGCAGGCGCATTCCGCTGGGGACTGCGAGGCCATGGCCTTTGCGGCCGTGACGGCTGCACGATCGGCATGGGCTCGGGCGATTGTCGCAGCCATGGCCGTGGCTGATTTCTTGAACGCGGCCGTGGCCATGCGCTGGCGGTGGGCTGCGGCGCTTTCGAGGCGAATCCACAGCGGCTTCTGCCCCTGTCGAGCGTCGGCACTGCAAAACCCACTGGCCAGCAACATGCGTGCAAGTCCTGCGGTAGCGCCCTGCCACTGGAGCATCTTCCGCGCGGTCTTCAGCGTGAAGGTGTGGGGCAACTGGTCCAGCTCGGTTTGGGTCACGCGCTTCATGCGTGGTCTCCGATCCAGAGGCCGTAGGCGACGCCGCAAATGATGTAGAGCGCCAGCGCCAAGGCCACGGCAAGGAAGGCCGCGCCAGCGCTGTCATTGCGGTTCGGGTCTTCGGGCTGCTGCTGGGGTTCGTCGCGATCGGCGGGCGTGCCAGCGTGGTGATCGCGGATCAGTGCGGGCAGCGCGTGGGGTGCGGCGCGCCAGCGTTGGACGCGCCCAGAAAGGTCAGCAGAATGGTGGTGCACGGATGGCCTCCATCGCCGCTCCATGCGGCGTGGGGGCCATAAATCACATCAAAATGTGATAATCAATCTATGTATCACATCGCCGTGTGATTTATATCCGTCGAGGTCTGTAGCCTCCGATCACCAATCCGCGAATCTCTACGCGGGCAATATGATCGCCGGGGGTTTCGAGCGAGAGGGGTTGCTGATGAGCGGGATCGCTGGAGCGCGGCCAAAGCCAATTCTGCTCATTGACGACCCGTAATTCCTTCACGGTCGCCTCAATTTCATCATCCATCCTATAGCTATAGACGATGACATGATCACGATCCCTTGGAGGGCGTGAATCCAGCACATCAACCCAGATGACCACCGAACCGTCGGGGTATTCCAAGTTCATGGACGGGCCTTTGACCTCAAGGGCCTTAGCGGTACTTTGGAAACGCGGAGATACTGGCACGTCGACCGCGTACCATTGCGATCTGTCCCATTCCACTGCCGAACGAAAATTTCCGGCCTCGACGTGACCAACCACCCAGATTGCCGTTGGGCTATTGGCTTCGGGTACGTCGCCGTTAAGCCGCCATACGGGCACCCCCGCTGCGCGGGCAAGTGCTTGATAAGTTTCGGCGCTTAGCTTGTTTGACCCTGCATCATTCAGAAAATTGTAGATGCTATTGGGGGAGACCTTCGCCTTCTCTGCCCAAGGCTTAGCTTTTAAGCCTTCCTTCTGCATGAAGTCGCGCAGGATTTTGCGGCGTTCGTCTGGGGTGCGGTCCATGCCAATGTGACTAGCAAATCGCGAACCCATCCTGATGTGATTATCCTCTTGTGAAACACATTTGGATGTGATTTTAGATGTTCCATGGTCAGGAACACGATCCAACGCATTCGCGCGCACCTCCGGGAGCCGGGCGTCACCAAAAAGGGGCTGGCTGAGAAAGCCGGGCTTCATCCCAACACCCTGCAAGGTGTCGAGGGTGATCGCTGGAATCCTAGCGCCGCAACGCTGATCGCGCTGGAGCGGCACTTGCCGGATGCCGATGGCTGCGTTGCGGTTCATGACGCCAGCGATACGGTTCGTTCCGCTGTTCGGTCATCCAATAGTTCGCGCCAGATTATCGGGCAGATGCCTGCATGAGCGTGACCCGTCAGGCGCTGAAGCGCGCCACCGATGACATGCTATCGGCGCTGGGCGGCCAGACCAAGGCCGCGCCCTTTACCCGCGTCGGGCAGTCGACGCTCAGCACCTATGCTTCCAGAAACAACCCGGATGCCTTCGCGCCGGTCGACGTAATCGCTGATCTGGAGCCGCTGACCCGCGATGCGCCGGGCTTTCCGGCCGTCACCCGCGCACTGTGCGCGATCAATGGCGGGGTGTTCGTGCCCTTGCCCGACGTGCCGACCAGCGACGCGGACCTGCCGACCATGATGGGCCGCCTGTCGAAAGAGGCTGGCGATGTGACGCAGGAAATGTGCGCGGCGCTGTCGGACGGTCGGATCGATCGCGTCGAACAGGCCAAGATACGGCGGGAAGTCCGCCACCTTCTGGAAATTGCGGTCGCGCTGGACGCGATCGTCGCCAACGTCCCTACCGAGGAAGTCCGTTCATGAAGCTGAACCTGCCTGCCCGCGTCCCCAATGAGGGGGCGCGTCGCCTCGCCTTTCACCTCACTGTTTCCAAGCCCGGCTCCCTCAAGCGTTTCGCGCGCAAGGCCGGGCTGTCGGAAATGATGGTCGAACGCCTGATCCGTGGCGACGTGATGCCGGACGACGACATGGCCAAGGCGATCTATCTGGCGAGCGATACCGCCGTTTTTTCGTCCCACTGGTCGCACCGCCCGCATGGCGGATGGTTTGATCGGCCGATCAGCCAAGTCGCGGCCTAGTCCGGGAGGCGCGGGGATCACCATGGGGGGGCTTGCTGCCCAATCTAAGGCCGTCACGCTGGCGGCCAGTGAAGCCGCCTTGCGGCAATGGGTCATGATGGCGAGCATCGGTGATCGCCTGACCTTTGCCACCGGCAAAGAGCCGCCACGCAACGAGCCTGTGTGGAAGGCGGCGCGATCGATGGTCGACCTGGGGCTGATCCGTACATTTCAGCCGCGCCGCCCGGATGGTCGCGGGTTCGATTTCGTGGCGCAACGGATTGAGTCGCCAATTGCGATCCAAGACCCGTGCAGCCGTTCCGTTCGTGTTTTCGCCGAGATTGCCCGCTGTGTCGCGGCCGGAGAGCCCATGCCCACCGATCGCCAGTTGGCCAAGCGGTGCGGGCTGGCCCACGCCGATGATGCCAGCAACGCCCTTCGGAAGCTGAAAAAGCCCGAGGCAGGCGACCGGCAAATCCACATCACCAATTGGGGCAGGCAGGAGCATCGTCAGGCGACGATTCTTGCCACCGGCCAGATGACAATCAGGAGGAAGTTTTGACCGTGGACACTTGGCCCGGTTGGGACGGCTGGACGCCCGGCGGCATTCGCGTGCGCGGCCCGGTTAAGACCGGCGGGACGGAGGAATTTGCCACGGCCGGTTGGATCAAAGGCGCGTTCGGCGTCGATCTCCGGCCGCGCGTGGCCCTGTGGGGCGAGCGGTTGCCGGGTGATGCCTGCGGCTGGGCTTGGGTGGTCACGCACCTGCCGACCGGCTGGGCGATGTGTGGGGTCGATGCCCCCATGTCCATGATGCGCATGTTGGTCGACAGCCTCGCCAAGCTGACGGACTGGAGCCTGATCAACGCCGAGTCGGCCGTGTTCATGGATAGCCGGGTTCGCGCGTTTTTCGGCGAGCACCCCGAATCGTTCTTTCCGCCATCCGACACGCTTGGCCCATGGGACGGCGACATATGAGCGCGCCCCTTTCCCAAGCCATGCGGCGCGATTTCGCTCTGTATCGCGAGCATATGGACGTGGCACGCGATCCCGATGTCTATCCGGCCGATCGGCGGAAGGCATGGGATCGCGCGGCGAATGCGCGCGTCCGGCTTGAACGCCAGATTGCCCGTATTGAGGCGGCGGGGCTGTGACTTGGCTTTGTCCTGTCCGTGGCTGCGGATCGTCGCGGCGCAAATGGCAAGCGGTGTGTGATCGCTGCTGGCCGTTGCTGCCACGCGATATGCGCGCCGAAATCTGTGACACACGATCCAGCCGTGCGAAGCATCTGGAGGCACGGGCCTCTATCGCCGCGACGGAATGGCTGAACGCACGCTCCCCATGGGCGCAGGCGGCGCGGCGGACAGGCGATGACCGGGCAGAATAAGGACGCCTTCCGGGACCGCATCGCCAAGGTAAGGGCAGAAGTCGACATTGCGAGCGTGATCGGGGCGGCCGGTGTCCAGTTGGGCCGGGGCGATAAGCCACGCGGCAAGTGTCCGTTTCACGGCTCCAAATCCGATAGCCTCGCCGTCGACCGCAAGGCGGGCCATGCCCGTTGCTGGGGGTGCGACTGGCATGGTGACGTGCTGCGGTTCGTGCAGGATTACTATCAGGTTCCATTCGTGGAGGCGCTGCGCAAGCTGGAGGATGACCACGGGCTATCCGGCCTGCGGGCCGCCCCCGCCAAACGGCAAAAAGTCGAGCGGGCCGGGCGATCGGTCGAAGCCGTCGATTCGGCCGTCATGGCGGCACATATCGATGGAATTGCCCGGCCGGGGTTCGACGAATGCCGAACCTATTTCCGTTCGCGCGGGATTCCAGACCGTTGGCTGACCGAGGAACGGCTTTGCGATTTTCGGTTCGTGGGTCTGGCGCCGATCGCGGCATGGCCCGTGAACAAGGGGCCGGACAGCGTGCCCTGTGCGCCCGCGATCGTGGCGCAGGTGCGGAGGCCGGGTGACTGGTCGGCCATGGGCCTGCACGTCACATACCTGCGCCCCGATCTCGCCGGAAAGATGGTGAGAAAGCGCAGGGACGGTTCGGACATGCCCGCCCGCAAGATGCTGGGCGCGGTCGCTGGCGGTGGGGTGTTGCTGGGTCATTATGACCCCACCGCCCCGCTTTATGTCGGTGAAGGCAATGAGACGGTGCTGTCGGGCATGGAAGTCCTGAAGGCACCTGACAACGCGATTGGATTGGCGGCGCTCAGTTTGAGCAACCTTCAAGGCGCGGCGCAGCTGGTCCGTGGCGCGTTGCCCTTGTTCGATATCATTCCAGACGCTGCCCGCGCTGCCGCCCTTACTTGGGAGCGGCCGGGGTTGGTGGTGGGGCTGGTTGATGCGGACATGGCCCCCCTTCGCGGGATGCGGGATCGGCAGACCGGCCAGTGGCTTGGCGTTCCCGTCATGGACCGGCCGCGCGGTCCGATCGTGCGGCGCGCCGTCAGCACGGCCGAACGGGCCGAAATCTGCGCGCAGCTTTTCGTCCAAGCGTGGCGGTTGCGGGGGTGTCGAGTCACCGCCGCCCGGCCGCCCATGGGCCAAGATTTCAATGATGTTTTGAGGGAGGGACTATGAGCGAGGGGCACAGCAAAGACTTGCTGGCCAGTTACGTGCGTCGCGCGAAAGCCATCTTGGATCAGGTCAGGGACCTTCAGGCCGATATGCGTGACCTGAAGAAGGAAGCGAAAGGCGACGGCTTTGACGGGACCAAGATAGGAGAGGTCGCGCGCTGGCAATGCAAGGTTGAAAAGCACGGCCGCGAAGTTGTCGATGAATCAGAAGCAATTTTCGACCTGTATCGAACTGTTGTCGACGGCAAGGCGGCAAAATTCGACGATATGATGGATACCGCCCGCGATCGGGCATTGCTGAAAATCTTCGCGCCCGAGGATCAGGTTGAACAAAAGCTCAACCGACGTCGGGCTGACATGAACAAGGGTCTGGCGCTAATCGCAGGCCGGAGAGCGGCCGAACAATGAGCGATGCATTTATCCCCATGGTGGTCGCGGACCCGCTCAAGATGGCGTGGCTCGATACCAGCGACTACGGCAATGCCACCCGGCTGGTTGCAGTCGTGGGCGGCAAACTGCTGTGGCTGGAAGACCTGCAAATCTGGGCGCATTATGATGGGCGGCGCTGGGCTATCGAGCGCGGTAACATCGAGGCGCAGCGCCTGGCGCATCAGACGATCCAGCATATCGACATTGAAGCGGAGACACTGGGAGCGATTGCCGATGACGCGATCAAGCTGAAGGATCGCGTCGGTAGTTGGTGCACTCTCGAAATCGCGCAAGAGCGGGTCAAGACGCTGCGCACTCATGCTGTCCGATCGGGCAGCGCAGGTAGCACGGCCGGAATGCTGAAACAGGCCCGGTCCATGCTGACGGCAGTGAGTACCGATTTCGACACCGACCCGCTGGTCTACAACACCATGAGTCACACGCTACGTTTCGTGAAGGGCGAAAACGGCAAGTGGTCGGTGAAGGCCAAGCCGCACGATCCGCGCGACATGCTGATGATGCTGGCCAATGTTGAATATGACCCGGCGGCCAAGTGCCCGTTCTGGATGGAGCGGCTGGCGATGTTGACGCCGGACCCGGAGCAGCTGGCCAGCTTTCAGCCGCTCTATGGCTATACGCTGACGGGGCTCACCTCCGATCAGGCGTTCTATGTTCATCAGGGCAAGGGCGGCGATGGCAAATCTGTGACGCATATGGCGCTTGGATCGCTCCATGGCGACTATTACCGCCATGCGTCGGTCGCAACATTCCTTCAGGGCAGCACCCAAAAGGCGGGTTCCGAGCATCGCTCCGACCTTGTGCGGCTGCGCGGTGATATCCGCTTTGTGACGTGCGACGAACCGCCTCCCCGATCAGTGTGGGATGGTGGCGTTATCAAGCAAATTACCGGATCGCAGGTGACGGCGCGCGGGGCGAACCAGACGAATGAGGTGACGTTCAAACCGCGCTTCAAGATGCATAGCGAATGCAACATCATTCCCCGCGCCCCTGCCGATGACAAAGGCTTTCGTCGTCGATTCAAGCTGTATCAGTGGTCCGTCTCGATTGAAGAAACTCCGGCCGGTAACATGCCGATCGATTTGGTATTGGAGCAATTGGAGGCCGAGCGATCGGGTATCCTTAATTGGCTGATTGAGGGCGCTTTGCAGTGGCTGACCACGCGGACGATCCCGCAACCGACAGCCATGTCCGAAGTGCTTAGCGACTTCTGGGCCGATAGCTCCCCGCTGGGCGAATGGATGTCTGAATGGTGCGATACGGCCGACAAGACGGCCGTGGAGAGTGCCAAGGCGCTGTACGACCACTTCAAGGCATGGTGCGAGAATAACGGCCGGGAACAGGTCATGAGCGCCACGGCGTTTGGCCGGGCACTTCGCGACAAGCACCATGGCGTGAAAAAGGACAGCAAGGGCGTTCGCTGGCGCAAGGGTATCAAGCTGCGCCGTGAAGCCTATCTGCCCACCAGCGGGGCCGGGGACGATCCTGCCAGCGCGGCCGCTAGTTCCCTCCCGCCCGTGGCGGGCGCTGGTGGTGAACCCTCCGTTGGGCTAGAGGATGATGACTATGCGTTCTGATCGGCCGATTGGAGCGGCGCTGAACCACTATATGTTGTGGACGGCGGGTTACGGACAGTTGCCCCAAACCCGCCGTAAAAGCCCAAAAACGGCGCGCGATCGGCGTGCCGGGCATGGCGCGAGCGGTTCGGCCGGGACGGGCATGGGCCTGCAACGGCGGGTTTCGAGGGTCGATAACGGCGGGTTTAAGCCTAACCCGCCGTGGCCAGAAACCGCACAATTCTGCGGGGTTCGCCGGTGTAACGGCGGGTTACGGACAGTACGGCGCGTTTTCTAACTTGAGCCCTTATGTGCGCGCTTGGGCGGGCGCGCGGGCTCATTCCCTTATAACTATCCCAACTATCCGTAGAGAAAAGAGACACAAGATGTTGGATAATATGGAGGCCGAATCGATCGATCCCCGCGCCGCCCGCGATCGTGGCGAGTTCCTGGCCTTCGCTGATGTGGAGGGGCGATTGATCAAGGCGGTGCGGTTGTGCTGGCGGATGCCGGGCGGTCGCTGGCCGTTCGCCAGTGACGGGCCGTGGCATCTGATCCAGCGCGAATGGTCCGACTGGTCGGCGCATGAGGAAAAGCCGGTGCCGCGCCTGCCTCTCGCTCGATATGAGATTGCCGAGCGTGATGAGGCTGTAGCGTGGCTTCGCCTGATCCCGGTTGATGATGATCGGCGGTTGGTGGTGTTGGCGGTGACGCAGCTGGCCAAGGGCGGTCAACGCGCTCGGGTGTCGTGGAAAGAGATGGCGGGGCAGTTCGCGGGACTGACCGCCGATACCCTTCGGATGCGATATAGCCGGGTCATGGCAGCGCTTACGGTTCGCGTGAACGCGGCAAAGGCCTAAGAATGGCGGATTTCCGCGTCCGTAGCCGTCAAGCCGGTTTTGTTCCGTACCGCGAAATATCGCTGTTCGTTTACGGACCTTTGCGAGCGTATTTCTAGCTACGTTGGGGACGGGCCTTTAGCGGCGCGGCTTCCACTCCTCCCTCAGCCTTTCAGGGCGGCGCGGCTTCGGCCTCGCCGCCCTTTCCTTTGGTGGTGTATGGTCAAACTGACTGGACTGAAGCCGCGCCTGAACGGGTTGCGGTCACGGATCGGCCGGGACGCGCCCAGCACGCGGGTTGAGCGGGACAGGGAGCGGGACGCCCAGCCGTGGCGGCGCTGGTACAAGACGGCGCGATGGCAGCGCCTGCGCATGGTCATTCTCACGCGCGATCTGTTCACCTGCCAATGGCCGGGGTGCGGTCGCGTCGAGCCTGACACGGCCAAGCTGGTCGCGGACCACCGCGAACCGCATCGGGGCGATGAGGCCATGTTCTGGGATCAGGACAACGTGTGGTGCCTCTGCAAGCCCTGCCACGACAGCGCGAAGCAACGGCAGGAGCATCGCACCCGCTGACAGGTGGGGGGTGGGGCCAATCTCTGGGACGCCCCTGCCCTTAGACCGCAACCGCTCTCACGCAGGGATTTTTTTGTAGTGGCCGAGGATTTGGATGTCGATCTGTTTGGCGATCCCATCCAGTTGGACAGGGAGGCCCGTGGAAGGCCTGAGCATAAGCGGACCAAGGCGAACTCCAATAAGGTCCTGTTGGCCTTCGCACGCGGCCTAAGCGAGAAAGAGGCGGCAACGGCGATCGGGGTGTCCGTCCCGACGCTGCGCAAACATTATTTTTCTGAATGCGCTAAGCGTAAAGACGCCCGCCTGCGCATGGAAATGACGCAGCTGGGCCGCCTGAATGACGCGGCCGCTGAAGGCAACGTCACGGCCGAAAAGGAACTCTTCAAGCGCCTGGACAAAGGGCACCTTGAACAGGTCGCGGATCGCGTCGCGAACCGGGGCACGAATGGAGCGCCACCGAAGGCCGCGAAGCCGGGGAAAAAGGTGGCGGCCCAGCAACGGGCATCTGAGGTTCGCGGTAAGTATGCGCCTCCACCTGCGCCCAGGCTCAACAGCTGATGGGCTTGGAGTGGTCGACCGCCTGCCCCGATTGGGAACGGCGGATCGTCGCGGGTGAATCGCTGATCGCGATGGAGCCGCTGTTTCCGGATGAGGCGGAAGCCGCGCTGGAAATCTTCAAGGGTCTGCGGATCGTCGACGTGCCGGGAATGCCGACATTCGGCGAGGCGTGCGAACAGTTCGTCTTCGACTTCGTCGGCGCGATTTTTGGGGCTTACGATGCGGAGGCGGGCAAGCGGCTGATCTGGGAGTTCATGCTCCTGATCAGTAAGAAAAACGCCAAGTCGACTATCGCGGCCGGGATCATGGTCACGGCCCTGATCCGGAATTGGCGTCATTCGGCCGAATTGCTAGTGTTGGCCCCGACCAAGGAAGTCGCGGACAACGTCTTCATCCCGGCAGCGGGCATGGTTCGCGCCGATCCCGAACTTATGGAAGTCCTCTACCCGGTCGATCACGAACGGAAAATTCGGCATCTGGTCAACAACTCCGAACTGAAGGTGGTGTCGGCTGATGCGGGCGTGGTCAGTGGGAAAAAGGCCGCCTTCGTGCTGGTCGAAGAGTTATGGCAGTTCGGCAAACAGGCCAGTGCGTCCGCCATGCTCATGGAAGCAACCGGCGGGCAGGTGTCGCGCCGCGAAGGTTTCACCGTCTATCTGACGACGCATAGCGATGAATTGCCGCGCGGCGTCTTCAAGGATCGGCTTGATCAGTTCCGGGGCATCCGGGATGGCAAAATCGTCAATAAGCGAAAACTGGGGATGCTCTATGAGTGGCCACAGAAGATGCTTGATGATGAAGCCTATCTCGATCCCGACAATTTCTACATCACCAACCCGAACATAGGCCGTTCGGTCGACACGGAGTACATTGAAGAGAAACTGGCAGAGGCCCGCGCAGGCGAGCCGGGGGATTTGCAGAAATTCCTAGCCAAGCACCTGAACGTCGAGATTGGCACCCGCCTTTTACGGGATCGGTGGACCGGCGCGGACTTTTGGGATGCGGCGGCCGATACGGCGCTGACGCTTGATGACCTTATCCGCCGATGTGAGGTCATCGTGGCCGGGATCGATGGCGGCGGGCTGGACGATCTTTTGGGCCTCTGCCTGATCGGCCGGGAAAAGGGCTCGAAACGCTGGCTGGTTTGGTGCCGGGCATGGGCTTGGTCTGTCGTTTGGGAGCGGCGCAAGGATATCGCCACCAAGCTGGACGAGCTGGTCGCGGAAGAAACCCTACTCAAGTGCGTCATGCCCGATTGTGTCGTCATCGACCTGGAGGCTGACGACGACGAGGAAGGCCAAGAGTTGACCGAGGATGTGCGCGGCGTCGTGGATGCCCTTTGCCGCGTCCGGGATGCCGGGTTGTTCCCCGAAACCGGCGCGATCGGGCTGGACCCGGTGGGCGTGTCGGCCATCGTGGACGAACTGGTCGCGCGGGACTTCGACCCCGACAATCAGCTGCGGTCGATCGGACAGGGTTACAAATTGAGCGCTGCCATCAAGGGCGCGGCCCGCAAGGTCGCGGCCCGGACGCTGCGCCATGAGGGCAAGGAACTCATGCGCTGGTGCGTCGGCAACGCGAAGATGGAGCCGCGCGGCGCAAGCGCGGTGGCCATCGTGAAGGCCACGCCGAGCGCCAAAATCGACCCGCTGGCCGCGATGTTCAACGCGGTGATGCTGATGACGGAAAACCCGGTCGCGGCCGGTTCATTCGAATATACAGGGATTTAATCATGGGATTTATCGATCGCGCCCGGAACGCGGCGCGCGCGCTCCGGGCCGATGTGTCCCCTGTCGCCCCTGCCCAGTCAGGGTTTCAGCCTTCCGGCGACGGCCTGCCAATCCGGGGCGACGCGGCGCAGTCCGCCCCGATCGCAGGCGCGGACGGTCTGAACGATCCCAAGGGGATGACCGTGCTGAACCTGTTGGGTGGCAATCGGTCGGGTGCCCCGATGGGCGAGGCGCGGGCCATGAGCGTCCCGGCCGTACTGCGGGCGCTGGAGGTGTTGTGCGGGCTCTTTGCGATGACGCCCGTTCATTACTACCGCAACACCCCGGACGGCAAAGAGCGGGTCGACAACGCGCCCCAAGCCCGGATGCTGTCGACCAGCGCCAACGCCGTCCAGCCCGCCTATCTGCTCAAAGAGTTGATGATGGGCGATCTGCTGATGCGCGGACGCTTCGGGGCCTTCATCCACCGCGACGAACTATACCGCCCCAAGGCGCTTAGCCGACTGGTGCCGGATGGGATCGCGCCGGTTCAGCATTGGGACCGGCAAGACGGGCTGGAAATGTTTTACGACGCCCAGCTGCCGGACGGATCGCGTGATCGTCTGACCCGCAACGACCTGTGGTTCGTGCCGGGGTTCAGCCGTGACGGTCTGGTCGGTATCGATCGGCTGAAGCTGCTGGGCAACACGTTCGAGTCGGCCGCGTCGACCAGCGATTTCGCCCGGCGGTTCTGGGAGAACAACGCCCAGCCGTCGACCATTCTGACCACCAAGGCCAAGATTGACCGGCCGGGCAAAGAGGCGATCCGGTCCGACTGGCAACAGCGCTTTGCGGGGCCGCAAAATGCGGGCTCGGTCGCGGTGCTGGATCAGGAAATGGACGCCAAGTTTCTGGCCCATGACAACAAGGCTTCCCAGTTTATCGAGTCGCGGGGCTTTGGAGTTCTGGAGGTAGCGCGGGCCTTTGGTGTTGCGCCGCACGTCCTGTTTGAACTGACCCGTGCGACCTTTTCGAATATCGAGCATCAAAGCCTCGAATTGTACCTGTATTCGATGCTTGCCCACTTCGAACGTGGCGCGGCCCACATGACCCATCAATTTGCGGATGAGGGTCATTTCTTCGAGTTCATGCCCGAGGCCATGCTGAAGGGCGATATCCTGACCCGCTATCAGGCCTACGCCGTCGCGATCGACAAGGGGATCATGAACCCCAACACGGTCCGGCGGAAAGAGAACATGAACGACCGGCCGGGCGGTGACGAATACCGCGTCGGATCGGGATCGCAGATTGAAGGGCAGCAACCAGCCCCGCCGCCCCGGCCGCTTCCGGCACCCCAACAGACCGAGGAAGACGAATGAACCACCATGTTTTGGCCGCGATCCGGTCCGAGCCGTGGGCGATCGTGCCCGCCTATCTCGATGCGATTGAGGCCATCGCCCTGCGGGCCATGGATCATCCCGCCGTTCTTGCGGTCGAACGGGACGGCCATGAGGCGCGGTTCGCCGATGCAACGGCGCGGATGGGGGAGCGGGCACCGGGTACGCGGACGGCCGCCCTTCGCGATGGCGTCGGCATCGTGCCTATGTTCGGGCCGGTCTTTCCCCGTGCCGGGGGACTGGCCACGTCTGGCGCAACGACGCTCGACGCCGTGGCGGCCGATCTGCGGGCGCTGGAGGCCTCGCCGGAGGTGCGCAACGTCCTGATGACGATCGATAGCCCCGGCGGTGCGGTGTCGGGAATCCACGACTTTGCCCGTTTCGTCGCCAACTTTTCCAAGCCATTGGCGGTGCATGTGTCGGGCCAATGCTGTTCGGCCGTGTACTGGATCGCCAGTCAGGCGTCGGGCGGGATCAGCCTTGATCCAACCGGCGTGGTGGGTTCGATCGGCGTGTGCATGTCGACTTCCTATCAGGAAGGGCCGGACATGTCGGGGCGGCGGTCGATCGACATCACCAGCACCGGCGCGCCGAACAAGCGGCCGGACCTTTCGACGGAGGAAGGCCGGGCCGCTCTGCGCTCGACGCTCGACGCCATCGAATCCGTGTTCATTAGCACCGTCGCCAAGGGGCGCGGTGTCTCTGAAGCTACCGTCCGGGCCGATTTCGGCAAGGGCGGCACCCTGACCGGGAAGGACGCAAAGGCGGCCGGGATGGTCGACCGCGTGGAGGCCGATGGCCTTGACGGGGCGATCCGACGGCTTGCCCGAACCGCCCCTCCGGCAGCGCCCCGGCGGGCCGCCGCGGCGAACCACCTGGCCTTGGCGCAAGCGCGCGCCGGGCTGTAATCCACCAAGGAGAATGACGATGCGCATTACCGCGCTACGGGCAAGTCTGGCGGCCGAAGTCCAGTCGATGGAAGCGATCCTCGACGCGGCCGCGAACGATAACAACCGTGACCTGACCGCCGAGGAACAGACGGCGTTCGACAAGCACAAGACCGAGGCGGATCGCCTTCAGGCGGCGGTGGGCCGCGAAGAATCCATGCTGGCGCTGAAGGCGTCGGCCGCGCAGCCGCTGAACGTCGGCGGTGCAGGCGCGACGGGTGCGGGCGGTCGTGTCCCTGCGGCCGTGCAGGAAAAGCTGGAGCCCGGCGTCATGGTCGGCCGCATCGCTCTGGCCGTGGCGGCCACGGGCGGCAACGATCAGCGTGCCATGGCGAACCACGCGCAGCAGGTGTTCGGTGATGAAACCGGGCAGATTGTCGCCAACATGGAACAGTCGACCAACACCAAGGGCGGCTATCTGGTCGACACGGCCTATAGCCGTGATTTCATCGACCTGTTGCGCCCCCGCGTCGTCATCCGCAATCTCGGTGCGCGATCGGTGCCGATGCCGGACGGCAACCTGACGATGCGCAAGAAGACGGCCGGAACGCAGGCTGGCTATGTCGGTGAGCGCGTCCCCGCCCCGACGACCGACATGAAGGTCGGCCAGCTGAGCATGACCGCGAAAAAGCTGATGGCGCTGGTGCCGATCACCAATCAGCTGATCCGCCGCGCCAGCTGGGGCGTCGACCAGATGGTCCGTGACGATCTGCTGGAAAGCGCGGCCGTGAAGGAAGACCAGCAGTTCCTGCGCGGTGTCGGTAGCGACCTTGCGCCAACCGGCGTCCGCTACCTCGTTGCGGCGGCCAACGTGCTGGCCATGAGCGCCAATGCCAACCTGACCGGCGTCACCTCCGATCTGGGCCGCATGACGCTGGCGGTGAAGAACGCGAACGTCCCCATGATCAACTGCGGCTGGGTCATGAGCCCGCGCGTTCGTGAGTTCCTTGCCGGTCTGCGCGATGGCAACGGCAATATCGTCTATCCGTCGATCGAAGCGAACAACACGCTGAAGGGCTACAAGATCGGCGAAACCACCTCCGTTCCCGACAATCTGGGCGCAGGCGGCAACGAGTCGGAATTGTACTTCGGCGACTGGTCGCAATTCCTGATCGGCGACACCTATCAGGTGGCCATCGCCGCCTCCGATACGGCTGCTTATGACGATGGCGGTGTCATCCGGGCGGCGTTCTCGAATGACGAAACGGTTATCCGCCTGATCGAAGAGCACGACACGCAGCTGCGCTACGATCGCGCAGCGGCGGTGCTGACGGGCGTGACCTGGGCTCCGTAAGCGTCTCGCCCTTTCCTCAATCTTATGACGGCGGGTCCGCGATGCGGGTCCGCCGTCGCCATTTCTGGAGGACCCTATGGCGGTCAAATTTCTGAAATCCACTCAGGTCGGCACCATCTACAACACGGATGAAGTGGCGGCGTTCGATGCCCAGACCGAGAAAGAGCTGATCGAAGCCAAGTCGGCCGAGGAATACAAGGAACCCAAGAAGGCCGCCCCCGCCGGGGCGCAGGCCTGACGGATCGCGGGCGGGGTACGCAGCATGGCGGAAATCGTCTCGCTGACCACTGCCCGCGAATGGCTGAAGGTCGATGACGAAATCAGCGACAGCCTGTTGCAGTCGCTGATTTCCACCGCCGTTCAGTTCGTCGCGGACTATATGGAGCGGCCTTTGACCGGGGAGCGCGGATGGCCGGACGGCCAGCTTCCCCCGCCCGTGGTGCATGGCATTCGGGTGGCGCTGATCGACCTGTTCAACAACCCCGAGAACCCATTTTCCAACCTCACCGCACTTACGGCGCTGGTCGGCCCCTATAGCCGTCCATCGGTAGGTTGATGGCTGGCAAGGATCAACAGGCCGCTTTTCGGCCCAATAAGCGCGTCCAGCTGGAGCGCCCCGAGGCGGATAAGTCCTTTGGGGGTGCCGGGTTGGGCAAATGGGTATCCGTGACCAACGGCAAGATTTGGGCAGAGGTTCGCGACACGCTGCCCAGCCGGGGCGAGAATCTGGCGGAAGGCCTGACGATCGCAAAACGACCGGCGCGCATCCGCATCCGCTACCGGCCGGGGCTGACAGCCCGGATGCGGTTCATTGTCGATGGGCGGGTGCTGCAAATTGTCGCGGGACCGGCCGAAATCGGGCGGCGTTATCTAATCGAGTTCATGGCCGAGGAAAGCACCCCGGCCGGGAACCCGGCCTGACGTGGCCAAGATCACGGGGCGCGATACGGTTAAGCGCTATATCGCCGCGATCCCCGACTATTGCCGGACCAATCTGCTGCCCGGCGCGGCTCGCGCGGCCGGGAAAGTCATCGCCGAGGAAGCGCGCGATCGGTGCGAGTCGGAGCGCGTAGCGGCGGATATCGTCGTGAAGGCCCGCGCCGTCTCGGATGACACGATCCGCGTCGTCGTGACGGTCAAGCGGGGCTTCAGCTATTCGCTAGGCGTCTGGCTCGAATACGGGACTGCGCCGCATTTCATCGCAGCCGTTGGCGGCGTTGGCGCGCGAAAGCTGAATGAGAAACTGAAGGACACAAAGGCCAGCCCCACCCTTGTGATCGGTGGGCGGCCGGTCGGGCCGGAGGTCTTTCACACCGGATCGCGCGCCTTTCCGTTCCTGCGCCCGGCGCTGGACGTGCGGCCGGTCGGGCCGGAGGTCTTTCACACCGGATCGCGCGCCTTTCCGTTCCTGCGCCCGGCGCTGGACGTGAAGGAAACCGAGGCGATCCGCGCCGCGCAAAAATACATCACCACCCGCCTGAGCCGGAAAGGCCTGGCCCCCGACGACATGGACGAAGACGCATGAGCGACCAGCCTATCCCCGACGTGATCGACGGGGCGACGATCATCGGCGCGGTGTTGCAGGCCTATGCGCCGCTGCTGGCGCTGGTTGACCGCGACAGCATCAAGGGCGGCCGCCTGTCCGGTGATGAACCCTTGCCCGCCCTGCTGGTCCGCACGGTCAGCGTCGTGGACCGCAAGCGGCTGAAGCGCAGCACGACCCGGCGCTGCACCGATCGCGTGTCGGTGACGGTCCGCGCAGTCAGCTGGGCGCAGCAACGCGCCGTGATTGGCTTGGTGGCCGACGCGGGCGCGGATCGCACCGGCAAGATCGGGGGCGGCCTGAACGTGTCCATCCTGCTCGCTGGGCGCGGGCCGGACGTGAATGGCCCCGGCGACACCTACGAACAGGCCCAAGATTTTCGCGTCACTTACGACGCCCTCACTGGAGCATGACCATGACTGATACGACGACCGAAGCCCCCAAGTTCAAGGCCAAAGCGCTGCGCGATTTCACCGACGCAGGCACCGAGACCAATTACGTGAAGGATCAGGATTTGCAGCTGACCGCTGGCGAACTGCTGAACCTGACGCTGGCCGGTCTGGTCGAAAAGGTGGCCGACGCCCAGCCCGACGAGGGCAAGACCAAGGGCAAGGCGGCCAACGCCTGATCCATCCCGCCGCTTAACAGGAGCAACACACTATGACTTCGCAGACTGCGGCGGGCACCATGCTCGCCATTTCCGCCGGTACGCCCGGCACTCAGGACAAGGCCGGTTTTGCCGCGCTGTCGTATCTTGTGATCGGGCAGGTGGAAAAGCTGGGCACGTTCGGCACCAGCTTCGCCAAGGTCGAATTTCAGCCGATGAAGGGCGCCAAACAGAAGTATAAGGGCTCGCCCGATTATGGCGCGCTGTCGCCGACGATCGCGCTCGACAGCGCCGATGCCGGGCAGACCCTGTTGCAGACGTCGGGCGATGACGAAAGCCAAAAGCTCTATTCCTTCGCCGTCACCTATCAGGACGGCGCGATGCGCTATTTTCAGGGCCGCACCTTCGGGATGCCCGAAACGGCGGACGGTGCCGACACCATGCTGACCGCTGCCCCGGCTATCGAAATCTGCACCAAGCCGGTGAAGGTCCCCGCCCCCGCCTAACCCCCTTCCGGCTCCAGCCGGATCATGAGCATCGGCCCGCCCCGCGTTGCGCGGGACGGGGCGGGTCGGTGCATCCCGCGCAATCCCGCCGCAAAGAGGTTTCCAATGCTCGATATCACCACCANCATCGGCCCGCCCCGCGTTGCGCGGGACGGGGCGGGTCGGTGCATCCCGCGCAATCCCGCCGCAAAGAGGTTTCCAATGCTCGATATCACCACCAAGGCGATCAGCACCGCCGCGCCGCTCCACCTGAAGGATGCCAGCGGCAATCTGATGTTCGACGGCGACCTGCCCGTCCGTATCCACCTCTATGGCCCCGCCTCGCCGCAATATGCCCGGATCGAAGAACTNCAGACGCAGCGCGCGCTGAAGCGGGCGCAGGACAATGAGGGCAAGCCGTCCGCCATGTCGGCCGATCAGCGGCGCGAAACGACGGCGGAAGACTATGCGGCCGTCACCGTCCAGTTCGAGAATTTCACCTATCCCCCCGCTGGCGANGCCACGGGCGCGGACCTGTACCGCGCCACCTATGCCGATCCCGCGTTGGGCTTCATCGTCAACCAGATTACCCGGTTCCTGGCTGACTGGGGAAACTTCAAGCGAGCGTAGGCCAAGGCCTGACGCTCTACGTTCGGCAAATGGCGTGGNTTCATCGTCAACCAGATTACCCGGTTCCTGGCTGACTGGGGAAACTTCAAGCGAGCGTAGGCCAAGGCCTGACGCTCTACGTTCGGCAAATGGCGTGGCTGGCCGCCACGCCAAAGCCCGCCGAGGGGTCCAGACGGGCCGAACGGTGGGAAAAGGCCCCGGNCGCCACAAAGCGCAGCCGGGCCGAGAGCATGGGGAAAAAGGCGGCGGAAAACGCCATGCCGCCCAATCCCATGCCGCACCTGATCGAACGGTTCATGGAAATGGGCATGGTCGAAGCGGCNGGCATGGGNACNGTCGCCCTTNGCTGGCCNACGATCGCCGCATGGTCGCATATGACCGGGGTGCGGCTCTGCCCATGGGAGGCCCGGCTTATTCGCCGCCTGTCNGTCGAATATCTGGCGGAAGGGCGGCGGGCCGAGGCAGAGACCTGCCCTGCCCCGTGGAAGGCCCCGGTCAGCAAGGCCGAGATTGACGCGGAACGGGCCGGGCTGGAGCGGTTGNAAGGGCGGCGGGCCGAGGCAGAGACCTGCCCTGCCCCGTGGAAGGCCCCGGTCAGCAAGGCCGAGATTGACGCGGAACGGGCCGGGCTGGAGCGGTTGNTNGGCTGATCAGCGATGATCCGTGACGTAGCGCTTCAGCACGTCGTCCAGACGGGATTGCCAGCCCGCCCCGGTCGCTTCGAAATAGTCGACCACCTCCGGGGACAGCCGGATCGTCTTGGGGATTTTGGTCGGCTTTTTCTGGGGGCCGCGCACACGTCGCATTTCGGCCGCCATGGCGGGCAGCGCTTCGGCGAACGGCCGGGCGCTGGCCAGCTGGGCGTCGGTCAGTTCGGGGTTGTCCGACACGGCATCCATGTCCGCTTGGGTGTATTTCGTCATTCCACCAATTTCCTTTCCTTGGCGCTGGCGGGGCGGGCCGAGATGATCGAAAGCCCTTCGGTGCCCAGCGTGGCGAAAATCACGGTGATGACGCCGTTCAGGCGTCCAACCGCGAACCAGCGGCCTTGTTTCGCTTCGCCGATCATCGCGGACAGGAAGAACGCTTCGTCTATATCAGCGAAATCAATGCCGTGCTTGGCAAGGTTCGCGGCGCGCTTCGGTTCGTCCCATACGATCATCATGGGCTTTTTGTACGCACGAAAAGCCTAGGCGTCAACATAAATTGTATGTACAAATAGGGCTGTCCGTTCGGGCGGCCCATTTTCTATGGAACGTAGCAAATGGACGGTTTCGAAAATGCTGCGCTTGGCGTCGGCTTCAACATCAATACCGGACAGTCCTTTGCCGACCTAGAACGGCTGGACGCGGCTATCGATCGATCCACGGCCAATGCGGTCGAAGAAATCGGCCGTGTTGAGCGCGCGTCGGCCGGAATGCTGAATTTGAGCGGTGTGCGTGTAGGCATACAGACGATTGGCACTGATTTGCCTCAGGCAACGCGGGCGGCGAATCGCGAAATTGCCTCGCTGGAAAAAATGGCGGAGCAGCTGACCAGCCGCATTGAGAAACAGAGCGACGCATACGGCAAGACCCGCGAAGAGTTGCGGCTGAACAAAGTCGAAACGATGGCACTGGCGGCAGAGCAAAAGGGCCTCATCGAATTGGCGGGAAGGCTGCGCGCGGCCGAAGCTGAATTGTCGGGCAAGGAATTGGCGGCCGCGCGGCGTGCCCGGTTCGAAGCCGAGGCGCTGGCGCAGGCCCGCGCCGAGGCAGAGGCCAAGGCGGCCGCCGAGGCGGCGCGGGAGCGTGCGCAGGCAGAGGCGGCGCTGATCGTTCAGTTGCGGGAGCGCGCCCAGCTGCAAGGCCTGCTGGAACAGAATTTCGGGTTGAACCAGCCCCGTGCCACCGATGCCGGTGCGACCTTCAGCGCGCTGGCGGCCCGTGCGGCCGAGGAAGAAGCGCAGGCCCTGCGGTCGGCTACCCTCGCCCACCAAATGTTCGAGGCGCGGGTTAAGGCGGGCGTGACCGCGATGCGGGAGCATGAGGCGGCCGAGATTGCCGCGACGCGGGAACATGAAAACATGGCGTTCGGGGACCAACCTCCGAGGGGGCGCGCGCCACCGATGGCGGTGCGACCTTCAGCGCGCTGGCGGCCCGTGCGGCCGAGGAAGAAGCGCAGGCCCTGCGGTCGGCTACCCTCGCCCACCAAATGTTCGAGGCGCGGGTTAAGGCGGGCGTGACCGCGATGCGGGAGCATGAGNCGGCCGAGATTGCCGCGACGCGGGAACATGAAAACATGGCATCGGCGGCCGAGCGGCTGCGCGCGTCGATCGATCCGGCCTATGCCGCCCAGTCCCGGTTCAACAAGGAAATCGGAGATGCGCGCAAACTCGTTTCGGCGGGCGCGATCGGACTGGACGAATATGCGGCCAAGCTGCGGATGGAACAGCGACCCGGACGTCGAGTGCGTCACCTGCGAGTTGAACGCCGTCCTTCACCTCGACCNTATGCCGCCCAGTCCCGGTTCAACAAGGAAATCGGAGATGCGCGCAAACTCGTTTCGGCGGGCGCGATCGGACTGGACGAATATGCGGCCAAGCTGCGCATGGAACAGGCGCTGCTGGACCGCGTGACGGCTTCGCATGAGGACATGACCGAGGCGCAGCGCCTGACCGCCTATGAGACGCTGAACCTCACGCGCAATCTGGCTGACGTGGGCGTGACCGCCTCCATGGGCATGGACCCGTTCATGATCCTTGTGCAGCAGGGACCGCAAATTTGGGATGTTTTTCAGCAGATTGAGGCGCGCGGGGGCAGCGCGGCCGCCTCGATGCGCCAGCTGGGGCAGGACGTGCTGAAATATGTCGTCGACGGCTTTGCCAAGATCGCGCCCTATCTGACGCCCACCAATGTGCTGCTGGCGGGCACGGCTCTGGCCGCCGTCGCGGCGGTTCGTGCGCTGGGCGAATATGGCATCGCCATGCAGCGGCTGGAGGGTGTCGCGGCCGGACTTGGCCGCACCTCCGGCCAGACGGCGCAGCAGCTGGAGACGTTCGCCGAGGCCGCCGCATCGGCGGGCAATCGGTCGCTGTCGGCCACCCGCGAT